AAAATCTAGCAAAACACATTTTAGCTAATGGTGGTAATTTATATCCATTAGCATTTCCAACTGATAATAAGACGGGTTTACTCAATCCTTCTATTTTAGTTGATGATGATAGAGTTCTAATCAATGTTAGACACTGTCAATATACCCTATATCATACTTCTGGCAAATTTGAAAGTAGATGGGGCCCTTTATGTTATCTAAATCCTGATAACGATATTACACTAACAACGACAAACTATTTAGGTGAATGGAAAGATAATGCTTTACATAATCCTACAAAAGTTGACACATCTAATTTCGATACTAAACCCTGGTGGGAATTTATTGGATTAGAAGATGCTAGATTAGTAAAGTGGGATGATGTTTATCTTACAGGTGTTCGTAGAGATACTGAAACAACTGGCATAGGTAGAATGGAATTATCTAAAATAAAAGATAATACCGAGATGAGTAGGTTTAGAATACCAACTCCAAATAATAAAGAAAGTTATTGTGAAAAGAATTGGATGCCTATTTTAGATATGCCATTCCATTACTTAAAATGGTGTAATCCGGTAGAGATTGTTAAAGCAAATATAAACGGAGATACGGAGCAAGTATTTCTGGCTGATACAACTATACCAATTGAAAAAGATATGCGTGGTGGTAGTCAGGTAATAACTATTGGCAACCATAGGATGTGTATTGTGCATGAAACTGATTATTGGAGGAATACGCAAAACAATAAAGATGCTACATATCGACACAGAGTAATTGTGTTTGATAAAAATTGGAATATAATACATAGAACACCATCGTTTGATTTTATGACAGGTATGATTGAGTTTTGTTGTGGAATAGCAGAATACAAAGATAAAATCCTAATCACATTTGGTTATGAAGATAATGCAGCATTCTTATTAGAAATCCCAAAAGATTATTTCTTAAAATTTGTTTATGAAGGAATTAAATAGTTTTATACAATCACCATACAACGACTTAGCAGCATTTCATTTAGCTAATTGGTATTACGATAACGAACAATATGCTGCGGCAATGTCTTTTTATTTAAGATTAACCGAAGTATCAAAGAACGATTTATTGATTTACGAAAGTTTATTAAAGTGTGGATTGTGTTTTGAAAAGCAAGGTAATAGAACATTTTATGCAAAGGGTATGTATCAACATGCTATATCAGTATTGCCAATGAAACCAGAAGCATATTTCTTATTAAGTAGGTTATATGAAAGGAATAAAGAGTGGCAAGAAAGTTATTCAACTGCTGAAATTGGACTTTTTATGGTCAATTTTGATGTTGATGAGTTGCAGAGTGTAGAATATCCAGGTAAAATAGGATTTTTGTTTGAAAAAAGTGTAGTTAGTTGGTGGATGGGTAGAACAAAAGAGAGTATTGATTTGCTTTTGGACTTATATGAGAATTATGAATTAAGTGATGAATACAAAGTATCAGTTAAAAATAATATTAAACTTATTTGGGGAACAGATAATTGGGCAAAACCTACATACTATAAGAAAGGTGATAAGATACGATATGAGTTTAATGGTATTGAGATGATAGAACATAATCACTCACAGGCATTTCAAGATATGTTTGTCTTAATGGCATTGGATGGCAAGAAAGAAGGTAAGTATTTAGAGATAGGTTCGTATCAACCATTTGAGCATTCCAATACTTTTTTATTAGAGGATAAGTTTAATTGGAAAGGTATATCGTTAGAAATCAATCCTACAATGGTTACATGGTTTAATGGTAAAAGAAAAAATCAATGTATACAAAGAGATGCAACCAAAGCAAATTATTTAGAGATATTAGATAATAAAAATTGGGGAACTGATTTAGATTATCTGCAATTAGATTGTGAGCCGGCAAAGAATACATTTGAAGCACTTTTATCTATTCCATTTGACAAATATAGATTTGCTGTAATAACTTATGAGCATGATTGGTATAGTGATGATAAAACATATAGGGATAAAAGTAGAAAATATTTAGAAATGATGGGATATAAATTAGTAGTTTCTAATATTTCAGTTGATAAAAAATCTGCTTTTGAAGATTGGTGGGTGCATCCAGAGTTAGTAAATCCGAAAATAATTGAACTTTTAGTGGATAATTCCGAAATAAATCCTGCAAATGAATATATTTTTAATAAAAAATGATAACATTTGATTTTGTAGGTGTTAAACATAAAACAAACTTAATATTATGAACTCAAAAAGCGTATTGAATAGAATACTTTCTTTGTTATCTAGCGAAGAAGTAAAATTCACAGATGCAAAAGATGCACAAGGAAATATTTTACAATCACCTACATTTGATTTGGGTGAAGATGTTGAAGTTGTAGGTGCAGATGGTGAAAAAACCAAAGCTCCGGACGGAGAACATGAAATCGAATTAACCGATAGTGAAGGTAACAAAGTAGTTATCAGAATTGAAACTATGGATGGTAAGATTACTTCAAGAGAAAATGTTGAAGAAAAAGATGCCGAAGATTTGGAAAAAAAGATGGATGAAGAGGTAGTTGACAAAAAAGCAGCAGAAGAGGTTGAAATGGCCGATGCTACAACCGAAGAAGCTAAATCTTTACCAAACACAACTGATGAAGATATCAGAAACTCAATGGGTGATGATACCGATGATGAGAAAGACCCATTAATTCGTTTAGGATACAGAATTGATGAATTAGAGAAAATGGTAACTGATATGAAAGAGAAATTCGCATCAGCATATCCAGAAGAAGGACAAGAGGTTAGTTCTTTACAACCATCTCCAATGGAAATGGCAAAGGTTGATGAAGATGAAGATGAAGATGAAGAGTTACCGAAATTAGACGGAGCTCCAACCGAGTCATTAAAACCACAAGATTTTAGTAAATCATATGGTAAGAAAACAGGTAACCCACAAGGTGACTTCTTATCAAAACTTTATAGATAAAAATATTATTAACTCATTTAACAAAATTAAAATGAACAAACTTCAAAAATTCGCTGAACCTACAATTAGCTCTACCTACGCAGGTGAGTTCGCAGGTCAATACATCGCAGCAGCGTTGTTATCAGCAAAAACATTGGACAACAAGTATGTTACCATTCACCCGAATGTGAAATACAAAGAGGTTATCCAAAGAATTGCAGTAGATGGTATCGTTCAAGATGCATCATGTGATTTCGTAACAAGCGGCTCTGTAACTTTAACAGAAGCAGTTTTAACTCCAAAAGAATTACAAGTTAACTTACAATTATGTAAGCAAAACTTCGTTCAATCTTGGGAAGCATTACAATTAGGATATAGTGCATTTGATACTATCCCTAAAAACTTCAACGACTACTTAATCTCTTATGTAGGTGGTATCGTAGCACAAGCAACTGAGCAAGCAATTTGGCAAGGAACTAATGTGAATGGTCAATTCCTAGGTTTCCAATCTCAATTATCAGCATCAGTAGCAGCTAATACGACTGTTGTTTCAGGTAGCATTACAGTCTCAACTGGTGTTATCCCTGCATTCAGCGGTTCTTCTTTAATTGGTGGTCAACCAATTTCTGGAAGTGTAACAGCAGCGAATGTATTATCTAAATTGGATAGTGTAGTAAATTCTATTCCTAACGCAGTTTATGGTAAAGAAGATTTAGTAATCTATGTATCAACAAATGTTGGTAAAGCTTATCAACAAGCTTTAGCAGGTGGTGCAGTAGGTGCTAATGGTTGGAACAACCAAATGAACGTGGGTGATAAGCCTTTCAACTTCAATGGTATTGAAATCTTATTGTGTCCTGGTATGAGTGATAGCAAAATCGTTGCAGCTCAAAAATCTAATATGCACTTCGGAACTGGTTTATTATCAGATTACAACGAAGTAAGAGTATTGGATATGGCGAACATCGATGGTTCACAAAACTATCGTATCATTATGAGATACACAGGAGCAGTAATTTTCGGTATCGGACAAGATATCGTTTACTACGGAGCATACTAAAAATAACTAATTGGTCGGTGAGGGTTAAAATCCTCACCAATTAATTTTAACTAACAACAAAAAAATTAACAGATATGGCTTACACTTCAGGCGTATGTAATGTAACACAAGGTAGACAAGAAGTTTGTAAAGAAAGCATCGGTGGCTTACAGGGAGTATATTTTCTTCCGTATGTTTCAGGTGGTTTTACTACAACTAGTGGCTCTGCCGGAGCTGATGGATTGCTAACAGCAATACCAAGCGGTTCAAACTTATATTTCTACCAATTAAAAGGAACAAGTGCATATACTGAAACTGTCAACACATCTCGTGAAAACGGAACTACATTCTTCTCACAAGAATTAGTTCTTAATTTGAAAAAACTAACTAACGAAATGAGCACTCAATTAAAATTGATGTCTTATGGTCGTAATCAAGTTATCGTTTGGACAAATAACGGAGATGCATTTTTGGCAGGTTTACAATTAGGTATGGATGTAACTGCGGGAACGATTGGAACAGGCGCAGCATTAGGAGATTTATACGGATATTCTGTAACCTTAACAGGTATGGAAAAATTACCGGCAACTTGGTTATCAGGTAGCACTTCAACTAACGCATTAGCTGGTTTAACTCCAAACTTCAATGTCGTATATAGCTAATTCAGTATTACACTTAAAAATACTAAACCCTTACAGAGATGTAGGGGTTTTTTTATTTAATCATTTTAATTTTGAGTAGTGTTAAAGATATGAACAACTTAATACGAGATAATGCTTAGCTATACCATAGGTGGATACAACACATTCAAACTTCGCACAGCACAAATACCTCCAAGCGCATCTTTATTGTTAATGAGTTTGCAAGATATGCAAACCTTACACAACACTTCATTCTTTGTAATGGATAAGAGCGGTAGCACTTGGAACTATGACCCGTGCGAAAGTATTGCTACAATTACATTTGATTTATCAATTAATACTACTGGTTTTACAACAGGTAGTGAATATAGAATATCATTAACACCATTCATTTCAGGTAGTGGATACACCGACCCGGTATATCATGGTAGTTTACAGGCATTCGTATCACAAAGTATTGATAAAGCAAATTACGAAAACCAAATTCCATTAGACGGTAATGAGAAATCTCACGTATCTACAAACGAATATGTAATAATGACATAATATGAATAAAGAAACTAAATTTAATATTGTAAACTTCGGAGCAAACGATTTACCTAGAATACAGGAAGATACTAAAACTCGTTATCCATTCGTTCCATTTGGGGTGTTTGGACATGATGATTTCTTTTTAGCTATATCATTGGCACACTCAACATCAACAACAACTGCTGCATGTATTGAGGGTATCGCTGATTTGGTATACGGAAAAGGATTATATTCTAAAAACGAAGAGTTTAATAAAACTTTACAAAGATTAATTCCACAAGAGGAAACGAAGAGAGTAGCATTTGATTTGAAATTATATGGTAATGCAGCATATCAAGTATATTGGGATGATACACATACAAAGATTAAAAAGATGTATCACATACCTGTTCAGTATTTAAGAGCAGAGAAAATATATGAGAACCCTCGTATTGAAAATTATTATTATTGCACAGATTGGTTAGACCAAAAAAAGATAAGAGATAAGAAAAAGATACCTGCTTACGGCACATCTAACGAAAAGATGGAAGTGCTTTATTTGAAAAACTATTCACCTAATTTATATTATTATTCATTACCTGATTGGGTTTCTTCATTACAATTCAGTTTTGTAGAAGCAGAGTTAAGTAACTTACACTTAAATAATATTGAAAATGGTTTCTTACCAATGGTAATGTTGAACTTTAATAACGGACAACCTGCACCTGAACAAAGAGAAACTATTGAAGATTTAATTAAAGCTAAATTTACAGGCACTAAAAATGCAGGTAGATTTATGTTATCATTTAATGATGATGTAGCTACTAAACCAACAATCGATGTAATAAACATTGATAACTTACATGAGAAATTTCAGTATGTTGCGGATTATGCACAAGATAGAATATTGGTGGCACATAGAATTACATCTCCACTATTACTCGGCATTCGCACAGCAAATAATGGATTTAGTTCTCAATCAGAAGAAATGATGACGGCATTCAGTATCTTACAAACTATGACAATTACACCATTCCAAAACCTTATCTTAAATACTTTGGATAGTGCATTAGCAGATGGTGGATTTGAAGATGTTGAATTATACTTTGACCAATTAACTCCTTTGGCAATTCTTTCACAACAGGCAGAAGACCAGGGTAAATCAGTTGGAGAAGTTGCAGAGGAAACTAATAAGGAAATGGAAAATCCTGCAACACAAGAAGATAGTGCAGACCAAACAACAATAGATGATAACCGACCAACACAGGGTGTAAGAGGCCCTAATGGTCCTGGTGAAGGAACAACAATAATAAATGCTTCATCAGCATTTTTTGAAAGAGAATACGAAATTATTAAAAACGATTAAGATATGAGCTACGCACTTTTTATCACAAGAAATGATATAATTAAAAATAGTCCATTACAGGGTGCAATTGATGCAGATGCATTATTGCCGTTTGTAAGAACTGCACAAGATAAATACTTAAAGAATTTATTAGGAACTGTCCTATTTGAATATCTACAAGCTCAAATCGTTGCAGGGACTGTTGGTAACTTATCAGTATTTTATACAGATTTATTAAACGACCATATTAAGTTTACTTTATTATGGTATGCATGTGTAGAGTATATGCCATTCTCAAACATTCAATTCAAATCAAATGGTGCGGTGAAACAACAATCTGAACAAGGTGTATCACCATCTAAAAATGAAATGGATTATGTTTTACAAAAAGCAGCAGATAACGCACAATACTACGCATTAAGATTACAAAACTATTTGATTGCATATAGTAATCAAATACCGCAATACTTACAATCAGTAGGTAATCAAACACAAATCTATCCTGACCAAACTAATCAGTATCAAATAAATTTAGTATTATAATGAGTGTAGTAAACAATACAGGCGTAAATTATAGTTTATATTATAATGTTTTGGATTACTTCAAAACTATTATGGTTAATCATCCACAAATCGAGTCAGTTTCACAAGGTGATTTGTTTTCAATAGATGATAATGCATTTACATTTTATCCTTTGGCTAATGTTACTATATTAGGAGCAAACTTTGCACCTTCTACAACTGAATATCAAATACAAATTATTGTAGCTGATAAAATTAAGAATAAGAATAACGAAAGTAACGAAGGTATAAATTATATTGCAGGAACATCTACAAACGCTATGAGAGTTCCATTTGATGGGCCTGATGATAGAGTGGATATATGGGCAAACACATTAGGTATCATAAACGATTTAACTTCTTTCACACAATATTCAGTTGAGAGTTTTCAAATCAATGATACAATTATCAACGAGCCTTTCTACGATAGATTTAACAACGGATTAGCAGGTTGGAGTTCTACATTTACTCTAACAACACACAATGCAAGACCGAGATGTTTATATGATTTATATACAACCGCTGACTTTAACAATTTGAATTGCTAATGGCAAAGATACCTTACATAAGAACATTACAAGGTATCGCAGTTGGTATTAGGGATTTAGCTATTAAAAAAGCACCCAAAGATACAGGTCATTTGAAAGAAATGATTTATTCTTATAATACTCCTGTAAAAGATAAAATGATAAAGCAATTGAAAGATTTATCAGTTGTTATCGAATTAACCTATGCACCACCTACTGCTGAATATGGACAATGGTTTAACGACCCACCATCAGTAGCAAGTAAACGAAGAATGAGTTTGAAAAAAACTGCAATACGAAGAGGTAATTGGAATTACGCTTTGGAAGCAATTGATGATGATGCATTAAATGCAAGATTTGATGAATATCTAAAACTATTAGGAGATTATGTAGTTGAAGATATTGAGGCAAATTTAGATTTGTAGTATCACTACTTTTTATTTTCAAAGTGGTTAAATATAAAAACGAATTAGATGTCTTATTCTATTATACAAACGCCAGCAAGTTGTTCATTGGCACAATCGCCCGTAATATTTACGGTCTCATCTTCGGTATTAGTCGGTCAACCTGATTTCACATATGTTGGTGAATTATCAATTTGGACGGGTAGTGTTGCAGATAGTTCTTCTGCTGAAGTTTGGACATTGGCAAAGTATCCATCTATTTATGGGTTTACAGGTATCTTTGATGTAAGTAGAATATTAAATTCAACTCAAACATGGTTAGTTCAAACTACACCATCCGGTGTTTCAAATTTTAAGTTTGATACATACTCTCGTTATCTTTCAGGTAGCACAACATACATTACAGGCTCTCACGTAGTATCAAATGTATTTCAATCATTAGATGGTTATCAAATATTTCCTGAAATGATTGGTGCAGAGTTACCAACTCTAACTCCATTCTTTCCATTATTAACCGATGGGCCGGCAACACAAAGTGTATTCATTGGTAATGTTGGTTCAGGCTCCGTATATTGTAAGGAAACGGCTACTAATGGTGTTGTTACATCGATAGCATATTCAGGTAGCAATGGTTCAAATGCAGAAGTTTCAATGAGTGCAGTTACAAATGATAGTAACACATTCATTCAACATTTTCCAATAGCAGGTGGTGATACTAATTTTCCAATATCTGAAATTGGTTTAAGTTCGTATACAATACAGGCAAAAGTTGGTTCAACATTTATTGGACAAAAGATTACATACGAAATAGGATGCCAACAAAAGTATCCTAATATAAGAATAAAATGGAAAAATAGATTTGGACAATTTGATTACTTTAACTTTAATATGGTTAGTAGGCAATCAATTAGTTCGGACAAACATACTTATCAACCTCAACTTGGCACATGGGCAGGTAGAACACTTTCATATAATGAGTGGGATAGCCAAAATCTAAATTATATTGTAGATAGTAAACAACAAATTTCAGTTAACACATTTTGGGTTAGTGAAGATTACAATGATATATTCAAACAACTATTAGTATCTGATGAAATTTATTGGATGCAAGAAGATACTTTGCATGTAAAACCAATTACTATCATATCAACTTCTATCCAATTCAAAACTGGCGTAGTTGATGGTTTAATACAATACGCATTTGATTTCCAATATGGTCAAGGCTATAAACTTATTATCTAATGGGAGTAACATCAGTTCAAGGCTTTCGGTTCAAATTAGTAGCAAATAATGTTATATTAGATTTATTTGCTGATGAAGAAATGTTGGTATCAAATAATGTTACCGGCCTTTTTGATTTAGGTGCATTACCTTCTGATTTTACTCGCACAATTACTTTACCTGGAACTAAAATTAATAATCACTTCTTTGAATTTGTTTACGATATATCTGTTGAAGACCCGTATACATTTTCAACTAATCAAAAGGTTCCTTGTTATTTAGATTTCGATGGTATTTATTTATCATCAGGATATCTGCAATTAAATTCGGTTAATGTTTATCAAAATAAATTTATCGATAGTTATGAAGTAACTGTCTTTGGTGGTTTATCTAGTTTTGGTAGAGATTTGAAAACGCAATTTTTAACCGATTTAACAAGCTCTCTTGCACAATACAATCATACATCCTCATTAGATAATATAACCAATTCTTGGAGTGGTAATTTGTTTTCTGGCAGTGTTGTATACCCTATGGCTGAATATGGTCAAAAGATTTCATACACTCCTGAAGAAGCATTCTTTGGAATTGATAGTAATGAAGGTGCATTAGCAATACAAGATTACAAACCTGCAATTAGAATTAAAGATGTATGGGATGGTATATTTGAACAATATGGATTTACATACACATCAGAATTTTGGGAACAAAGTTGGTTGGATAATGTTTATATGATTGCAAATAATAAATTAAGATATCCGGTATACGATGAGTATGATTTGGAAATATACGGATTGTTTAGAACTGCACCTATATCAGGTAGTGGTATGACAAATGTTACAATGAGTGCAGCAACGGATTTACAAATACCTTTCTTTAATATTCAATCAAATCCTAATGGAAACTTATCATCAGATTTAGTATACACATTGGATTTTCCTAGTAATTTAAGAGGTGAATTAAATCTTAACTTTACAATTCAATCAACTGGTGTTGGTAATGGTGTTCCCGCTTGGTATTTCAAAATAAAAGATTTAAGTGGAACGACTGTTTCAACAACTGCGTTAGTTAATTTTAACCGATATATGACGCAGATACAAACATATAACGCAACTCAAACCAGAACGCAAGAGTTTACACTACTAACTGAATTTAATACTGCTTTATTACCCGCCGGTCAATATAGATTTTATTTAGATTATGATAACGATGGAGGAAGTAATTTCCAAGTAATCTTAAATCCAAATAATCAAACCAGGTCTTTTTTAAGTATTAACAAAGTAAATCAGGGTGGTGCAGGATTAGTATTGGATATGGCTGCTAATATGCCTTTTGGAACTAATGGAATTAAATTAATTGATTTTATTGCAGGTATTCAAAAGAAATTCAATTTAGTAATTTATCCTAACAAAAATAAACTAAACGATTTTATCGTAGAACCATTTATAGAATGGTATAAATCAGGTGAAGTAAAAGATTTCAACCGATATATTAATTTGGATAAAAAGATTACTGTCTCTCCGGCAAATAACTACGCTGTAAATGAATTAAACTTTGGTGATACTTTGGACCAGGATTATATTTCTCAACAATTTGCAAAAGGTGCAAATAGAGAATTTGGTAAAACATATTATGTAGATACAAATAACTTTTTCTCACAAGGTAAGTTTGAAGTTAAAACTACATTCGCATCTTCACCTTTAATCTATTTAGCAGGAACGGGTATATCAGGTAGTGCAACGAGTGGTGGCCCAATAGCATTTCCAATTGGAGATTGTGTATTATCAACATCTGGTAGACCTGATGCGGTTTGTTATAGTGGCACAACTGCAACATTATATTCATCAACAGGTGTTTTAGAACCATCAGCAGTATTATACTATGATGAATACGGAAATAATTTAGTAACAGGATATAGATTTGTTAGAGAATTGACAAGTTGTGATTATTATTCAATTGAAACATTTACAGGTATTGTAATAACACAAGAAGGTATATGTAATCCTTGTGTATAAAAATAAACTATGGCGCAGAAACAAAAAATATTTTTACCTACATTCATCAGTTCAATAAACTACGATGCTGCTAGAGTATTGCCACACATTTACTTTTATAACGGAACGAAAGCGTGTGAACCTTATTATATTCAAAATATAAGTGGGTCTTCATTTGTGCAAGAAGAGTTTCCTTACTTTGATAATTATTCAGGTAATGTTACTACGACAAGTAGTTTAAGTTTATTGTTTAATAATGAAGCAGCAGTATATGGTGAAGCACCATCTGCAAGTTTGTATACGGAATATTGGGAAAAGTATGTTGAACTACTTTACAATCCTAGAACTAGGATAATGAATTGTTCAGCGATAATACCATTGGCTGATTACTTTAAGATGGATTTGAACGATATAGTTCAATTCAGGGGCAATCACTACCATTTAAGAGCAATTAATAATTATAACTTATCAAATGGTGAGTGTGATTTGGAATTGTTAGGCCCAATATTAGGAGATGTATTAGCAAATATACTTCCAGGAGTTCAATGTCAATTTGATTTTGATATTGAAGATGTTTACTATGGTTGGAGAATAATAACCTGTGATGAAACACCTGTAACATATGAGGTAACATTTAATACAACCTCATCAATTGTTCCGGGTATGATTATATCAGCATCATCTGAAATAAGTGGATGTTGGACAATTTCTGGTAGTGTTACACAATCATCAATGGATTTTTATGATGTAGGAATATATGGAACATATACGACATGTGCAAGTTGTTCAGCAACTCCGCCACCTCCACCACCTCCACCTGTATCGGCATCAATTAGTTGGAGTTTTACAGAAATAAATCAAAATGGTTCATTTAGAATTTATGATAACGGAAGTAATGTAGTAACTGCAACATCGACAAGTATAGGTAATTTATTAGTAGCTAATTCACATATTGTAAATACAGAATTAGATACAGTCGGTTTTCCATCATCAGGTAGTGTAACAATGAGTATCAATGTAAATGGAGGAACAACAATATCAACTACCGCATATACTAATACTACGATAACTGCATCGTTTACCGCCAATAGTGGCAGCACATATTATATTACAGGTAGTATTCAATGGAATGGTGCACCAAGTACCGGGTCTGTTGAATATCAAATTGATAATGCAGCTAGTGGTGACTCGGCATCTGCATGTAGTGGAGCAACAACGACAAGTATTGTATACGCACAACCTGGATATACTGTCCCATTTGTTGGTATGATTTTATACGATAGTTCAGCTTTAACAACTCCATTTGTTGGTTCAGCCGGATGGCGTAAGTTAACTGGCCCATTAGATATATACGCAGTAGAAATTGATACTGATGGAGAAATTACAAACTATGTAACTTGTCCATAAAATAGAAAGATATGATAACTAAAAGAATAACATTAACGGATAAAGGGATAAACGCAGGACCTGTGTTTTCGGTATTTACATCACTAAATTGTAATGCATATGTATTATATGGAAATGTTACATTAGGCAGTGTAGGTGCATCTGTTATTATTTCAATACCTGATACAACTCAATGTATAAGATTGACTAGTCAGGGTATTTGTGATAACTCAATTATACATACAGTCCCTGGCGCATTACAAGGTGATTTTAGTTTCGATTTCTCTCAATTAGATTTCAGTTAAACATTGTTAAGTAGTATATGATAAAGAATATAATTGATTTATTGAATTTAAGTGATTACTATGGAGTATCTAAAAAAATTGATATTGCCAAAGGTAGACATCAATTGCCAATAAGTTGGAAAGATGGTATGAAAAATATTAAACGAAGAATATGGCAAAGAAAGTTGAAGTAGAGATTGATGTTCAATCCAATTTAGATGCTTCAATTGCTAATTTGAAAGAATTAAAGAAGCAATTGAAAAGTGCAGCTGCAGGTTCTGCTGATTTCAAAAGATTATCTTCTGAAATTAGAGATATGGAGGATGCAATTGCAGGTGCTAAATTAGGAGCAGATGATTTTGCAGGAGCATTAGAAGCTGCACCTGGTCCCGTAGGTCAATTATTTCAAGGATTAAAGAAAGTTGAATTAGCAACAAAGAGTTGGGGAGCAGCACTTAAAGCAACAGGTATTGGTTTAATAGTATCTTTGGTTGGTGGATTAGTTGCAGCATTTACTCAAACCGAAGGTTCGATGAAAAAGCTAGAACCTTTGTTGATTGCAATGGAACAAATATTCGGAGGTATATTAGAAGCAATACAACCTTTGATTGATGGATTTGTTGAATTAGCAATACAGGTAATGCCGTATGTAACAAAAGCATTCAAAGTAGTTTATTCGGCAGTAACGGCAGTATTCCAATCATTAGGTAAGTTAGGTTCGGCAGTTGTAAAATTATTCAAAGGAGATTTTGCAGGAGCATGGGAAGATGCTAAATCATCAGTAACATCATTTAGTGATAACTACGAAGCAGCAACTGAAAGATTTGATAAGGGTGCAGCTAAAATGACTAAAACTCAAAAAGCCAATCTCAAAGAACAAAAGGATGATAGTGATAAAGCTTTGCAAGAGAAGTTGAAGAGAATGGAAGCTGAGGATAAGATTGATGAAGCTCGTTTAGAGAAAATGAAAGCTGAAACTCTAGCACTTGCTACAACTGAACAACAAAAGTTGGATATTGAAAAAGCATTTGCTGAAAAATCTTACAATCAAAGATTAAAAGATTTACAGGATAAGCAAGCATTATATAAAAAAGATAGTGTTGAGTATAAAGGTATTCAAGCTGAATTAATAAAATTAGATAGTGATTATACAACTCAATTATCAGGATTTAAGGATAAGCAAAAAGAGTTAACAGCCAAAGCAAATAAGGATATCTTTGATGCAGAAAAAAACGCATTGGATATAAAGAAGGCACAAGGTATGGAAGAAGGTGCATACCAACAACAACTTTATGATTTAAGAGTTAAGTTTGCAGCTGATGCAAAAGAATTAGCTCAAGCTGAATTAGATTTTGAAAACTATAAAAAAGAACAAAGAAAGAAAGGATTAGAGGAACAGAGAGGTATTGCTTTATTAGAATTGCAAGGTAAGATTGAGGAGTTAGATAGACAAAACCAATTAGTAGAAGGAGATTTCAAACAAGATTTAGAGAGATTAGCTACAATGAAAGCATTACTTGCTGAACAAGAAGCTAAGGAATTAGAAAATACTGAACTTACTGAATTTCAAAGAACTGAAATCAGAAAGAAATATGCAGATGCTAGAATGAATGTAACTAATAAAGAGGTTGCAACTGAAAAAGCAGCAATGGAAGCTAAACACGCAATCAATATGGCGTATTTAGATTTGTTTGCACAATTCGGTAACACATTAACTCAATTAGCAGGAAAGAATAAAACTCTAGCAATTGCAGGTATCGTTATATCACAGGCAGCAGCAATCGGACAAATTATTGCAAACACAGGTTTAGCAAATGCAAAAGCATTAGCAGCAAATCCATTAGGTTTTGGACAACCTTGGGTTACGATTAATACTATATCGGCGGGATTAAGTATTGCATCAACAGTCGCAGCAGCAGCTAAATCAATTTCACAAATAAATCAAGCAGCAGGTTCAGCAGGTGTGCAAGGTGGTGGAGGTTCACCGGCAGCAGCACAGGCACCACCACCAGTATATGGAGGTGCACCAACGGCTACTGCAACACCACAAATTAATACAGGAGCAGGTGCAAATCCTACATCACAAATTGCACAAACTCTATCACAAACAACTAAAAAACCAATTCAAGCATATGTTGTATCAACTGAAATTTCTAGCCAACAGGCATTGGATAGGAGAACAAATAGAGCAGCAACTTTTAGTGGAGGATAACGATTTTTAATTTTCAATGTGTTAAGTATATATGGAACAAAATTATGAAACATACGAACTAATCTTAAAGGATGAAGAGGATGGCACATTTGCTCTATCACTCGTATCCGAGCCGGCCATCATGCAAGATTTTGTTTGGTTAAGCAAAGATGGTAAGGTAGAGATTAAATTCGCATCAGTTGATGAGGACAAACATTTAATAGTTGGCCCAATTCTAATCCCGAATTTGAAGATATTAAGATTAAAAGAAGATGGAACTCCTTACTATGTTCAGTTCTCACCTGAAATGGTAAAGAAGATTGCACAAAAGTATATCAAAGATAATAACGCTAACAACATTACATTGGAACATGCCAATTCAGTAAGTGATATTTCATTAGTTGAGAGTTGGGTAGCTGATAGTGTTCAATTCGATAAAGCAAGAGCATATGGTTTACCTGTAAAGGTTGGAACATGGTTCGGTGTATTCAAAGTTGATAACCAAAATATATGGGATAACTTTGTAAAAACGGGAAAGGTAAAAGGAATTTCACTAGAAGGTTTATTCACACATGAATTACTTAAAGCATCAAAGATAGAAATACCTCTGGAAACGATTTTAGATAAGCAAATTACGGAGTTAAGTGAAACGGAAGCAGATGTATTGTTATCACACCTTAAAGCTCTTATTAAGAAAGATAAGAGGTATGGTAAAGGTCAAAGAATTGAGATGGAAAGTTATTCTGATTATCCAGATGGTGTAAAGAATAATGCAAAAAGAGCATTAGAGTATGCAAATAAAAACGGATGGGGTAGTTGTGGAACTCCCGTCGGGAAAATGAGAAGCAACCAATTGGCAAAAGGTGAGGCAATCTCAATTGATACAATTCGTAGAATGTATAGCTTTTTAAGTAGACATGAAGGTGATTTGGAAACATCTAAATCATTCGGCGATGGCTGCGGGTTTCTTATGTATAACGCATGGGGTGGAAAAGCAGGATTAGCATGGAGTAGAAATAAATTGAGAGAATTAGGATTGATTGAAGCAGAGGGACAACCATCAGTCGCGTCATCTTATCCTGGTGAAGGACCTGGCAAAAAGAAAAAGAATTATATACATCCTGCATTGATAGGAACAAAAGATTAATTATGGCAACATTCGTAGAATTTTTATCGGTATTAAATAGTGCTAAACAACAAAGTATATTTTGGCACAATCAAACCGAAGTGTATAGTGAACACAAAACCTTAAATGGTTTTTATGATAAGATACAAGATTTATTAGATGGTTTAGTTGAAAGCACAGCAGGTATATATGGTAGACCAAAAGGTTATGAAGCCCACGACTTTGTAGATTGGACATCAACTGATGATACAATGAAGTATATGCAAAACCTATACCAATATGTTAAAACTGAAAGAACATCATTATATTCAGATAGTTGGTTTCAAAATCAAATAGATGAAATTGAAGCACAAATAGCTAGAACAATTTACTTACTTACCTTAAAGAAATAATATGTTAGGTAATCAAAAATTATTACACAAACTTAAAGAATATCGTTTAGCAGCTTGCCCTACGGCAACAAAGGATATACCAACTAATCTTAAAAATAGGCAAAGGTGCATTGACGAGGCGAATTATGGCCCTCTCAATCCGAATGAGCCTAATGAAGATTATTGGATAGCAAAAGCAAAGATGTTCGGTGGTGAGGATGTTGAAAGTGCAAAGAAAGCCCTATGTGGTAATTGTTCTTTCTTCGTTCAAACCAAAGCAATATTAGATTGTATCGCTAGTGGTATCAATGATACAAATGAATGGGATACAATTGATGCAGGTGATTTAGGATATTGTGAAGCATTTGATTTCAAATGTGCTGCTAATAGAACATGTGATGCATGGGTAACAGGTGGCCCTATAACTGATTAATATGAATACTAATTCCGTATATAAAAACATTGAAAAGTTTGGTATCAAAACCAAAACCATTTCACTTTCTGAATTTCAGGATTTGTTAGAGAGTTCAAGTAGAAGTAATCCTATTAGAGTTCAATGGGAAACAATGGCAGGTAATACGGATTACTATTGGATGTGGTGGGTTCCAGGACCAATAGGAACAACTGAGCAAGGAGAAGAGATGACAAAAACAAAAGCAAGAGAAGGAATGTATAATATTCAAACAACACTTACTAACGAAAGCGGTAGAAAAGTATGGAGAACATTGGATTTACAGACCGTATCAAAAGCTAGATTTGAAAATACATTATATATCGTAAATTAATAAGATGCCAATACCAAAACCAAATAAAAACGAAAATCAAAATGATTTTGTAAGTAGATGTATACCTGTATTATATCCAGCAGAATATGACGAACAGCAAGCGGCAGCAGTATGTGTAAGAACATATGAAGAAGCAAATCAAAATTTAACTACTGCTGAAAAAGTTAATATGAAAATTGTAGGAATGCAGATTAAAAATAAATACAAAGGTATTGTTTTGAAAGATGAGAACGACCCGTGCACCGAAGGTTACGAACAATACGGAATGAAAGATGGTGATGATGGAAGACCTGTTCCAAATTGTATACCAATAAAAGAAGAATAATGTTTAATATATTCAAGCGTAAAAAGTTCAATTCAACTCTTTATGATTTGGAATTGAAAATTGAAGCACAACAAGGACAAATAAACGAATTGAGACAAATGATACTACAAATTAGTAAAGATGTAAACTCAATTCAATTAGAACTAAATTATTTATCAGAGAAAAAGTATGGCAAAAGCATCTAGCAATAGTAACAAATTAAGTTTTGGCAAAAGAAAGCAAGGACAAGAAGGTGGTAAGAAATCTTACAATAAACACAATCCACGTCCAAAAGCATATCGTTCCCAAGGCAGATAGTAAAAATAGGTTATTAACCTAATTACAGACCAATACAGACAGCTTCTTTGTAAAGTAAGTAGAATATACGAAAAATAATTAACCCTCTTAAATGAGGGTTTTTTCGTGCTTAAACTTTATTAAACAAAATGCCCCTAACGAGATGGCACAAACGCTAGGGGCTAATATAAGGAGTGATTGAACCGAGTTAATAATGGAATAAATCCGAACTGGTATTTTTAATCAATCACATTCTTTAACACATCAAAAAAAAATTATTATTAAAAAGTGGTATGAAAATAAAATATTTCAATACTTATTAATATACACTAAATATGTAAATTGTTTTGGTAGTATCAAAAAGATTTCGTATATTAGAGTATTAACAACAATTAAAAACAAAAACGATGGCAAACACAAATTTGATTTTAACACCGGAAAACAAAAACTACTTAACTGCATTTTTATCAGATTATCTAATTAAATGTGGTGAAGATATAAATCCAACAGCTTTGGCAAAGTTGATTGAATTAGTAAACATTTTAGTACCTGAAGATTAATTAAATTAAAACAGAGATTATAAACAATTAAAAACAAAAACGATGGCACAAATCGAAGAGATTAAGGGTTACCCTAACTATTATGTAGATACTGATGGAAAAGTATTTTGTAATAAACCTTCATTAAGATTAGGAACTCTCAACGGACAATTGAGAGAAATTAAATTATCCACAAAGAAAACTGGATATAAATACGCAAACATTTATTGGGGCAAAACAAAAGCTGAAAGAAGTTCTTTAAGAGTTCATCGTTTAGTATGGGTTACATTCAAAGGTATGATACCTGAAGGATGGGTAATAGACCATATCAATGGAGATAAAGGTGATAATCGAATTGAGAACTTACAATGTATTACTCAATCTGATAATATCATAAAACATAATCAAACTAAATAAGATGGAGCCAATAAACTATTTCCAACACGATTATCGTAGTAGGTTGGATAAAAAATTATTAAAGATTAGGAAACAACATGGTATGAGTGGTGTTGGTGTTTACTGGTCATTAGTAGAAATGCTGCATGAAGGTAGTGGGTTTATTGAAATGGATGCTGAAACTATTGCATATGAATTACAATGTGATGAAAAAATTGTAATAGATGTAATTGAATTATGTTTTGAATACTTTGAAGGTAATGTTACCTGTAAGAGAGTAATTGAAAATTTACAATTCAGAAGAGATAAAGCATCCGCTAAAAGTAAACAAGGAACGGAAGCAGTTAATAAACGATGGGAGAAGTATAGGAATAGTATACCATCCGTATACGAACCGAATACTCAACCTATACCAAATCATACAATAGAGAAAGAGATAGAGATAGATATAGATAAAGATATAGACAAAGGTATAGAAGAAGTGAATAGTAATAGCAGTAACAACTATGGTATATACTATAAGCTGTATAAGAAGTTAACTAATTATGAAACTGAATATAGAGAGTATGAAGATATATACTTTGATATTCAGAATGATATAGGATGGGATAAGTTTTTTGAAGTATTAAAACTTTCAGATAAGGAAAAGAAATTATTAGATGAAGTAATCACAATTAAATTAAGATAAAAATTAAAAGTATGGCAAAGTTAAAAAGCAAATGGTCTGTGTATACCATAGTAAATACACAAAATGAAATTGAGTATATAGGTTGCACTAGCAATCCTAAAAGAAGATGGTATAACCACACCTATTGGTATCAGGGTTCAGGCGTAGGTAAGTTCTACGGAAGAACTGATGTTAGAATGGAAGTAGTTAAAGAGTTTGATAATCGTAGAGAAGGTTGGGATTATGAAGCTGAATTAAAACTACAACATGGTTTTGAATTAACCGAAGAAAGTGCAACCAATATGGATAAGGTATCAGTTAAAGTATTATGTGCAAACACAGGAAAAGAATTAGGTATCTATCGTTCTATTATGGAAGCAAGTAGAAAACTTAATGTAGGTTTCCGTTCAATTTCGGCAAACATAAAAGGTAGAAGTAAAGTAGTGGATAGAAAATATCAGTTCAAAGCTTTGGTAAATTAAAAAATATTTCGTATCTTAAATTAAATGATACTTATATAAAAGGCACATAATGAAATCATTACTTAAACATATTCAGTTAGGAACTTATTTAGAAGTTCTACTTAAAATTATCACAATCGGTCAAAGTGAACGAATTGCACTTTATATTGCAAAGCGTTTCTTCGGCCAGAATGATTGTGGATGTTGTCGCAGAAAAGAGATTATGAACCAATGGACTAATCCGGACTACGATGGCAAATGTAATCAAATCAATTTATTTTAATCAAAAACAAAAAAAAAATGAGCACACAATTCAGAGAACCAATCAAAGCAACACTAGATGGTTCAAATCCAAAAATCAACAAAGATGCATTATACTTCATCGATTTCAGTAAGATGAATAGAATGGAAGATTTAATTCTTATCCTCGCATCAATTGGTTTCAGTTTCAGTCCATCGCATCCGCATTGGGAAATCTTACAACAATTTGTTAATTTAGAGAACCCAATCTTACCAGGTCAACAATCAACGGCACCGGATATTAAGTTACCAAAATTGAACAAAGTAAATGGAACAAGTAAGTAAGTATCATCCATTCACAAAGGAGGAATTTGATACCTTAAAATCGATTTTAGATACTATTACAACTCACATCCCTACGGATAAAGCGGGATGGGTATGGAATACTTACAAAAGATTAAATCCGCAAGGAGGAAGTCAACCTTGTCAATGTGGAAGTGCAGCAAGTTATTGGAAAAATGCAGTGGATACTATAAGAAATTATGTAAACAATGTTGAGAATGCTTAACGAAATAACCGGTAGTATTGAGATGGAATGTGAGAGAAGGTTAACTAATCTCTATCTCCAATCTCATACATGGTTATTGCAAGTATCATATAACATTTGTAAGAGTTATACCGATAGTGAAGAACTTGTAAGTATGCTTTATGAATATTTGCATGTAAAAAAAAATACTAAACTATTTTGGAAAGAGGATAGTTACAACTTAATCTATTGCATGAAGTTTTTACGACATAGGTGGTTAAATCAAACGAAGAAAAAGAATAGGGTAAAATATATTGGTGAAGTAATTTGTGATGAAGAAACCACTTTTGAAGAATATGATATACAGAAGGATAATGATATAATGGAAACATATGATAAGGTTAAAGAAGAACTTAATAGATTAAAAGGAACAAAGTTATGGCCTTCTGCCAAACTCTATGAATTGTATTGGTATAGTGATAAAAATCTCAATGAGGTAGCAGATGCAATCGGAATAAGTAAATCAACTACATTCCTTGCAATAAGAAAGATACGCACACATATGAAAGAGATATTAGATAATCCATTTAATGACTAACGCAAAACTTGCAAGGTATTTGGAATTATACTTTGATTGGAATTTCATAAAAACGAAACAGTTAAAACTGCTTTCAAATGATTATTCCGATAGGCATGCATTTTATATTATAGATGAGGATGGAAATGTATTGCATGGTTGGATAATAGAACGAATAAGATAAAAATAAAATAGATGGCAGTTACAAGAGAACACGATTACGCAAAGGTTTTACCCTTTGACGAAGAATTAAAAAGTATAGACCAGTTTGGTTGGAAACCGTTTAGTGTAACCAAACCTACAACGGAAAGTAAACAAAAATGGAAAGATGTTGCATACTTTGACGATGGTGAATTAGCAGTAAGAACAGATAGAGGAATTAAAAACAAAGATGGTGGAGCTACATTGTCGGAGTTTCATGCTGGCGTATGTGAAACAATAGTTAGATATTGGTCGTTAAAAGGTGCAAGAGTAGTTGACCCATTTGCAGGTAGAGCAACAAGAGCAACTGTCACTACTTTATT